CCTCGCACAAAGAATTGACCACGAGGAAGTGACTGACCTTGGTCGTTCTCTTCTTGGTAGTTAATTTTTAATTCGGGTAGACGATCAGAAGAAGCGTCACCGCTACCACCACCCATGCCCATAGCGGCGGCAAGTTCCAATTGTTCACTTTTGCTAATAGTTGCAAGTTCATTCATAAATTTCTCCAGTAGTTACCTTTATAAGGTATTTAGTTAAGGAATTATAATGTACCTCAGTTAAGGGCACTAGTCAATATCCAATTCAACTTGTTCCATCCAATTTGGGCCTTGGGTAATCTCGATATCGAGGGGTAGTGAAAGCTCATAGTCATAGCGTTCTTTGACCTCTTCGGCTAACCCGCCCATAGCCCACTTCAGGGCCTCTATCACTTGCGCGTCTTCATCCGGGTGAACGTCAACGACAATTGAATCATGAACCGTCAAGATCAATCTTGATTTAAAATCTTCCTTGATAAATCTTTGGTGGGCCCGGACACAGGACATTACGACTAAGTCGGCAGTAGCGAACGATTGGCAGGGGTAGTTAACTACGGCAGTAGCATTAGTTATCCTACCGTTTCCTAGCCTCCGAGCGTTAGGGAAGTAGAACTCACGGCCGCTTGGTATACGAACAAGACCGTCTTTCAGCACACCATCCATTAGCTTACGGTGCCACAGTGCTAGGCCCTTGTAGATATTGAAGTACTCTTTGAAGTAGGCTTGGATATGCGGGGGCTCATTAGCACCCATCCCGCCATACAACGGCGCGAACGTGTACGCCTTTGCCGCTTGTCTCATAGTCTTATCAACATCATCTACTGAGCATTGATTAATAATGGCGGCGGTCTGTTTGTGTACGTCAAACCCATCCAGTATCTGCTCGATGACAGTAGGGCACTGAGATAGTTCCCCGGCCACTCTAAACTCTAACCCAGAGAAGTCAGCTTCCATGATCGTACCGCCATCAAACCTAGAGTGTACGGCTTTCCGTACGGGAAACTTATGGCCCTTGGGTATGTTCTGGAAGTTAGGGTTAGAAGAGGACAGTCTACCGGTACGAGTTATGCACTGGTTAAACTGCGCGTGGAGTATCCCATCTGCACGGGTAGATCCTTCGATGTTCTTAATAAACGAGTCTAGGTAAGTAGAGATAGCGTTTAGTCTAGAGGTCTTGGTAAGGAACTCTATTGCCTTTAAGTTGTCCTTTGCCTCGGCCTGAGCAATCAACTTCTTGATCGTTAACTTATCTGTCTTAAACCCGTTGATGCTGGCGTCGGTAGCTTGGGTAGGCACTAGCTTGAGCCCTGCCACTTGCCCTGTCTCTGTTAAAGTATAGCCCCGCCCATCACAGTGCGTACACTTGGATAGGTTCTTATAGGGCTCACCATTCACCTTAATCTTTTGTAGCCTACCTTTGCCTTCACAGACATCACAGTGGTTAGCTATGGTCTTCATTACCCGGCGGGTAGACTTACGAACGGTGTTGGCAAACTTACTAGCATTCATACGAGGGGGTGGTAATGGTTTGCCCCGGGCATTGACGCCTATGTTGAATGCGTTCTTATGGTAGTTCCTATCCTTTACTGTGCGCGAATAAACAACAGCAGTCATATCTACGCCACTGTTCAGATTGATAGGCGTGTCACCCATCACGTCAGCAACGATGGCATCTAGATCTTTCTCTATCTGTACCTTCTCTGCTTCATACTGTATTTTTACTGCACCCAGAGTATCGGTATCTATTGCAATACCATTGCGCTCTAGCTCCACCAAAAATAGCAACATCTCATTCATTAGAGTAAAGGTTGGTAGTAGGCCGACGTTCGACTCTTTTAGAAGATCTTTTTGTTGGGCTTGGTAGATCTCCGCAGTAGATAGCACATCGGCATCTGCGTACTCTATGACCGTAGCCAAGGGCATGGCCTCAAACCCGGTACCTGACTTAAACAAGTCATCTACTAGGTCGGACTTCTTACGGGTGACATCCCGGCGTTCGGCTGTAGCTTTGAGTGATAGCTCTTGGCGTTGTCCTCGTGCGAGGATGTACTCACCAATCATCGTGTCGTACACTGTTTTTGGTGTACTGAAACCTGACTCATATAAGTAGGACACGTCAAATTTAGCATTATGGCATACGATTAACTCAGCCCGTTTAAGGTCTGCCTTCATCGGCTCACTGCTATCGGCGTACAAGCCGTGTTGCTCATTATGATTAAATATAGCCCGACGCGCTGGGCCTAGTTCTCCGTCTTCAATCATTCTCCAATGAGAAGAGACGATCTTATTCTTTGGATGGTATGGGCTGTTGTCCTTACTTTTATCCTCACCAAATTGAACCGTTGTTTCTAAGTCCAATACAATTACTACACTCACATTATTCCCCTTTAAATTTAGTTTCCATTAATCGTTTCCACAGGGTTTCAATTGGGAACAACTCATCGTGTTCCATCTTCAGTCTGTCGCCATATCCGAAATTAACGGGGCTACATTCCTGCTTGAACGTCCTGCGATCTATCCATCCGTTGATCCGCATTACATTTGGATCTTCGGTTCTCCCTACCAACACAGCTATCTGGGCCCGGAACTTCGGTATCTGATCGAATACCAATGGGCCAAACTCTGCGTTAGTAAACTTCACATCAATCGAGCTATCACCACACCAAAGATCTACGCCGCCGTCTGTCAGCACGTTGATGGTTGGGGGTTCCAGAGCGAATAACCGGGCCACGGCAAACTCTGCCTTGAACCCATAGATGTTTGCTTCAGTACGACTTTGATTGTCGTTCTCTAATCTTGGCTTAAAGCCCTGCATTTCACAGAGCTTAACCGTGTCTGCACCCATTAGCTTACTGCTATGGGCGTCCTGCTTGGATAGTGTTACCAGCATATCTACTCCACATACCGGGAGATCTCCGGCTGTATGTTGCAAATTACTGTGCCATGCCAACCACTCAGCTTATTCTTACTGACGGTTAGGTAACGTGAGGTATCGGGCTCGGAGTCATCAACGTCTCCAGCTTCATGCTTACCGATACCAATACATAAATCTAGCTCGGCCATCTTGCCGATCTTACTGCCTTCCATATCGAAGCCCGATAAACGAGTTCGTCCTTTGGCATCATTACTGGCTTGGCTAACCGCAAGAAGGGCACAGTCAAATTTCTTCGCGGTCTCACGCAATCGACGATACAACTCACGCAGACGTTCATGTCCTGCGTTAAAGTTACCGCCAATGTTTACTTTATCTGCTTGGTCAATGATCAGGATGTCAGGCTGTTCTTTCTCGACGTAGGCTTCTATCTTAGCCAAGTCCCAGTCCTGTATCTCATTCATGTCGAACAGATCTTCAATGTCGTTAAACTTACGTCTGGCTTTCATAGGGTCAGCAATTACTTGCTCCCGGGTAACACCAGCGTGTGCTTGTATGGCACGGAGCATGGTACGCCCAGTGTCTTCTTCGTTACCTAGGTAAATGACCTTAGCACCTTGTTCACAGAACCCACCGGGGCCAGTACATATACTGACTAGGAATGCTGTCTTACCCGTCTCAGGTAAAGCAAACACGCACCCGAACTCCCGGGCACCAATCCCGTACACATGTCTAGATAACGTGGATATATTAAACTCCCAGCGGTTATCATCAGTAACACCAGCCAGTAGCTCATGGATATCTTTGGTCGTAGGCTCACCGAAGTCAGTAGGCATGAAGCCTTCCTTCGATTGATCAAGCAGTTGGTGTAGTCTTTCCATCCCGGTGGTGTTGCCATCAGCCACTTCGATACCAAGGTTGGCTATTCGAGTTCCGATACGGCGTTGCCATAGGCCTTGTATGACCTCAGCTACTACAGGTGGGGAAAGTGGGTCTATCGTATGAATCAGATCCACGATACCAGCAAATGCTTCTTGGTCAGACCGAGTGGCTACCGGGTTTTGGTTTTGCCACAATGCCATGATGTCGGCAGGGATTAGATCGTGTTGATGCTTTTCGTGGGCTTGAGAGATAGTGACGTAGGCGTCTTGGATCTCATCCTCGAATAGATTCTTAGATAAGTTCGCTT